GTAAAACGAATTCATCTTTCCAGCTTCCCTTCATTTGATCTACAGCAGTTTGCTCCCACTTAACTTTTCCAGCTATTTGATCTTCTTTAAGTTTAGTAGCCGCTTTTACTTCTGTAAGTTTTAATTCTGTTTTTGCTTTTTTTGTTTCTACGAAACCTTTCACGGCGTCTGTAGCGACGCCGAGAAGTGGTTTAGCTAATAATTGCCAAACCATAAATTAGATTGCTCCAATTATTACGATTACGATTATTGCAACAATAGCCGCTTTAATCCAATCTTTCATTTTCCAATCGGACCATTCTTTCAAATGAGCCCATAAGTCTTTTACTAAGTTCATGTTCCCTCCTAGTGTTCCGTCAAGTCAAACTCTGGTTCAAACTCGACAACCTTCATTGGATCTAAAACTTTTTCAAGTTTTTGCAGTGCATCTTTTACATCATGTTCACAGTTTAAGCAACCACAATGGCATTTTCCGCCGTTTCCGTGGTGGCATTCATGTTCACATATTCTGCAAATAGCCATTAATGTAACGTTACTTTTTCTATTTCAAACACATCCATGCTGTCAGCCATAGCTTGAAACAAGTCTTGTGTTTGCTCTAATCCTAATTGATTTATGTAAATAGTCTTTGCCGCAACCATAAAAGCCGCGCTCAAAGCCATCTGATCCTCATGTCTTAACTCATAAGCCATCTTAGAAACTACCGTCAGTAGCTCGTTTTCACTTTTTTTTCTTAGTTTTTTTTCTGACATTTCCACCCTTTGCTCTATATGTAGGCATTTTTGCGCCAGCCATCAAGCTTTGTGCAATTTTCTTTGGATCTCCTACTCTTGTGCCAAATACTCTAGGATTTTTCTTTCTTAGTAATGATAAAAGTCTTTTACTAATTCGTTGTTGCATCTTTTTTGCCTCTCTGTCCAGCTAAAGTTACTTCTGCACGTAAATCTGCCATATCTTCTTGGCTTTGTATACGTTCTTTGTCAATTTCATCCTTTTGTTGTAGTTTTTGACCCTCAAAATTCAATTTTTCTGTGTCTAAGTCAAGTCTTTTTTCAGATAAAGCTCTATCTTGCTGTAATTGTTGCGCACGAAGGTTAAGTTCTTGCTGTTTTAAGTCAATTAATGGGTCTTTCTTGTCCATATTCATCATATCTTGCTCTTCTGCCACCATTTCATTGGTAATTTCAGTAATTCTCTCAGCTATTTCACGTTCATTTTGCTGTTGGAACTGTTGTGCGAGCTCTGGTGGTATCTGTCCACCAAACTGCATGGCTTGTTCTTGTATGATTTGTGCATTTTTTGCTTCTATTTCTTCTCTTGCCATCAATGCAATGTGTTGAGAGATATGTGCTTGTAATAATCCCATGGTTGGTGGGTTATTCGCCACTAAAAATGACGACATAAATGCTCTGTGTGCCTCTATGTGTGCCATATGTGCTTGACCCGGAAAGGCTTGTAGTGCTTGCATCTGTAATGCTTTAGAGTTTTCTATACCCGGATCTTCTGGTTGTGGTTGTTGTATTGGTGGTAAGATCATGTCAATGTCTCTCACACCAAGTGCGTTGTACATTCTACGATATGCTTCACGCATATTGTGCATTTGTGGATTAGAAGTTGCTAATTGTAATTGTGTTTGTGCTAAAGTAACACGTTGCGACATTGAAAAAATGTTTGGATCAGATACGGGAAGTATGTCCACACGCTCATCAAAGTCTTGTTGTTTAATAGTTCTATTGCCACCACGAACAGAGTAAGGGTACTCAGGAGGTAAGCTCTCTGCGAGGACTGTAGCCAATAATTTAAATTCAACTTTTTGTGCGTAATGTAATCGTTTCTGTATAGCGGACATAACTTTAGATCCACGTTCCATGATTGCCATTGTTGTGCCTACAGGATTGGCCTGTGAGCCTTCGCCTAGTTTTTGATCTGCTATAGCCGCGAATCTTTGTCCAGCCTGTACAACAAATCCAAGTAGATTGAATAATGTTGCACTTGGTTCTTTGTACGGAATCAGCATTAGTGATTCACGGATCGCGCCACCCGGCGCATCTACATCCCGGAACTCTCCGGGTTGGAGGGGTTGATCATCGTCTCGAACACGCAACCCTCTTGCTTTAAATCCAGCAGGGAGATTGGACAACGTACCTGCATCAATGAGTTGACGGAGTGCGGACGTAGCTGTTCGGGAGAGACCGCCGAGCATGTGTATAAGGCCAAAGCCATAAAAGCCAAGGCCGGGTAAAAACTTATAGTGTACAAAATATTGTATCTTTTTTCTGAGCGGATCACCCTCTCTGTAGTTTCTGTAGACCGAAAGAACTTTACCAGTCCCTTCATCAACAGTGACAACATAAGGTAGTTTAATACCAGTTGTTTCGCCAGTTGTAACATTCTTATCTTCAAATCCGGGTATGTCTAAATCGCAATGAAATTCAAGAAGAACTATGTCCTCTGCATTTTGTGTTTCAGTAAGTCCATCTAACTCATTGTATTTGTCTTGTGCTTCAGTATTGTCAATCGATGATGGTGATACCTCAACATCGCGATACATACCACCGATTTGTTTTTTGCGCAACTCATTACCCATAATTTTTACAACGTGAGTAATTCTTTCACAAGACTCCATGTCTGTAGTTGTATAAGGAATTACAACATCTTCTGCTGGCACGAACTTTGATACTGCTCTATCTTTTGCACTTTCATAGTAAACTTTTTTAAAAGAACTGCCCGCAAGAGGTAAATGAAACAACATCTGATCTAGCTCATGATCGTATTCTTCCATCACATAAGTAATTTGATAGTTCATAAACTCTTTTACTCGTTGTGATTGCTCCTCTGTTTGCGGTGTAATTTCACCAACAATTTGTGTACGGACAGGTCCTTCGGGAGGTAGTAACTCTTTGTAAGCTTGCGCTTGAAACTGTGTAACTGTTTCTGCTAGTAATGGGTGTGTAACACCACTTGCACCAGCAAAAGGTTTTGATCTATCTTCGTATTTAAATCCTAGTAGGTCTAGACCATCGGTATATGATTTTAACCAATCTGCTCTTGCGTCCTTGTCGTACTCATAATCTTTCATGAGTCCAGACGCTAGTGATTCTAATTCATCTTCCGGTATTAAGTCTGCTAAGTTAGCGTTGAATGCTCCTTGGTCCGAGGTATCTTCAGCAGGGTTAACGATTGCTGATCCGTCGTCCAAGATCATTGCATCACCTTCCATTGTAGGTGTATCTATCTGTTGATCTGAATTAGGTTCTATCTCTAAATCTATCGGTGCGTTTTCTCTTTCAATAGCCATTATTTTCCTATCGGTTTAATCATTTCATTTATATCCATAATGCCGCCACCAGCTTTCATTGTAGCGTCTTGGCTCATTTGTTCAAGCAACATGGAACTTGCACTTGGTCCACTAAAGTCAAGATTTTTCATTACTTGATCTTTTATGGATTCTGATTCAAATAATTCTTCTTCGCCTTCATTTAATCCTTTTGCTGTAGCCACTTCTGTAATTGCACTGACAATAAAACCGGGAATGCCACTTAATGCAAGAAAAGGAACTAATGATCTAAAACCAAATTTAGCGGCATCATCTATTAACAAGTTAGCCTTTTTAATAGCTTCTTCTATAAATTTCTTTTTTGCGTTTGACATTTTTTCGCCAAAGAATACATCAGCATCATCAGATATTTCTGTAACTTTTTTTATTATTCTATCACCAACTATTTTTCTTTGTTTCGGTGTTGGTTTTTTATCATCCGGTAGTTTAAGATCCTTTTTTGTTTGTTCAATTTCAACTTTTGTAAACTCTGGTGTATCAGCAAAAGTTCTATACTGTTTTGATTCTGGCACCATCTTATTTAAAACATCAAGTGTCTTTCTACCTTCAGAAGATCCAATAGCAGGTAGACCACGGTCTAATCTAAACTGTTCAAATTCAGCCATGTTTTTAAAACCAGCATCCATAATAGTATCTACTAGTTTTTTACCTAATCTTACCGATGGTATACCTTTTTCTTCTAGTGCCATGTTTCTCCTATGTTGCTAGGCGGCTCTCGCCGCCATGCAACCAAACCAGTCAGAGGTGTGTGCGTTGGCCGACTGGTAACTCATTATGTTCTTCTGCTCGCTCCAAAACCTTTTGTGGTAATCAAGCCGCTGTTTGGTGATTTATCCATGGCAACAACTTTTTCTTTTACAACCATGCCACCATCTTTCATGCCTTTTGCTTTTAGTCTAGCTGTAGCTTCCATTAAGCCGCCACCTTTAGCTTTAACAACTTTACCTTGCATGCCAATGTTTTTCATTGATGATTTTTTATTTTCATTGATTTCTTTAACTCTTTGTCCAGCAGGTCCTACTCCTTTTTTTCCTACAACTTCTGTTAGTGTAGTCATAAATGTTCCTGCGTCATCGCCCATTCTTTTTAAAGCTTTTTCTATTAATTTTTTTTGCTGTCCAGTAAGCTCCTGCTGTCCCATTGATCTTTTAGTCATTAGTAATACTCCCTTTGTTCCGTGTTCACCGGTTCGTCGTAATAGTCATCGGGAAGTTTTACAAAGTTGCCTTGACGGTATCTCATGAGAGCTTGCGTAGTTGAATCTACGTAGTCATCATGGTCGCCAAAAGGGAACGCCGCACACTCCTCTATAACGTCCTCGGCCCATCTTTCATCTGGTACCCAAACTTGGCCAGACTCAAACATAGGCGCTACTGAATTAACCCTTACATGTTTATCATTACCCCTGCTCGGTGTAAAGTTAACAACAGGTATTCCAGATGATCTTAACTCATCTGTCAACGGAAGTCCAGAAGCTTTTGCTTCTACGATCACCGTTTCGGGTTCCCAGTATTTATATTTATCCATAGCGATTTTTTTGAGTTCTGTAAACTCCCATCTTCCTTTTTCTGCATCAAGCAATATTATTTGCGGATTACCTTTGCTTGGATGACTAAATACACCCCAAGTTGTAATAGCAGAATAGTCAGCAGTTTCTTTTTTACTGAACGCCGTATCATAACTTTGTATTACATGTATTAAGTCTGGCACTTCATCTTCTTCCCATGACTGCCACCACTCACGTTTGATAATACTGCCTTCTTCGGAGGTTGGCTTTTGTTGCCACTGTGCTTGCCACTTCTGTTCTGTTAGTGACGCTTTTGTTGTCTGTAATGTATCAATGTCCCAGTATTCTGGCCAGATAGGTTTGTTACTTGGTAGTATCGCAGGAAACTCTATCAACTCCCACTGGTCTGCCTTGGGTTCTTTTGCTTGCGCGTCTATCAATCTGCCGGTCAAATCCTTTACACCCCAACGTGTCATAACGATGACAATTGCACCACCCGGTTGTAGACGTTGTCTAGGTCCAGAGGTGTACCATTCGTAAGCATTGTCAAAAGCTGTAGTGGATAATGCATCTTGTTCCGAGTGCGGATCATCAATGATAAGTAAGTCTGCACCACGACCAGTGATACTTGATCCAACGCCCGCCGCAAAATACTCACCGCCTTTGTTAGTCTCCCAACGACCAGCCGCTTTACTGTCAGCAGATATAGCAACCTCGTTAAAAACTTGTTTGTACATATCGCTGTCAATAAGATTCTTCATCTTACGACCGAACCTTACAGCTAGTTCTGTATTGTGTGTAGTCTGTATAATCTTTAATTTGGGATTATTCCCAACTAACCATGATGGAAATAAGAATGATGCAAACTCTGACTTTGTATGTCGCGGTGGCATATTTACAATCAGACGTTTAATTTTTCCACGTGAAATATCTTCAAACTTTTGTGCGATCTTACGGTGATGATATCCAGATATAAATTCTGGCCAAACATGTCTAACAAAAGGCAGAAAGTTTTTTTCTGCTGACTCTAATTTTTTGATATGCTCTAAGATTAGTTGCTCTTGCAACGTAGCGTTTGTTTGCATAATTTTTTATATATAATATTTTTCTAGGAGTCCCTAATACTATTTAGGGGTGTACGTATTTAGGGGTGAGGGTATCTATCAATCAGTGTACGTAGCGCGTGTGTAGTGTAGCTTGTATAGTATTTAGGGGGGTAGGGGTATAGGTGCGGAGCACCCGGAGGGTGGCCCACTAGATGTAGTAGGTACCATGGTCCATGTATACTAAATGTAGTGCCGCGGAGCGGAGCCACTAGATGTAGTAGGTTAGGCGGAGCCTTGGCCACTAGATATAGTATGTGCGGAGCCGCCGCAGGCGGCCGCTATATGTAGTATGTGCCGCGGAGCGGGGACACAAGATATAGTACCGCGGAGCGGAGCGGCTGCGACCTTATGCCACATAGACCTATATATAGTATGGCTGCACCTCTCCAGGAACACAAGATATGGTGTTTTTGGTTATTTCTTCACGGTCAATGGATTAAGAAAATAAAAAAGTTGTTAATAAGTGCCAGTTTTCACGGTCAAATGTTAATCTTGCGGCGGCTCCGCCGCCTTTTTCCAAGAGTTCCCGCCCTTTGTTACCGTCGTACAGTTCAATGACCTTGCGTCTTGGATCGTTAACTAAATAGTAATTTATGGGATTATGTAAAAAATGCTTATAATTCCAAGATATTTGTAATGGACTAATTAAAACATTGTTTTGTTTTGTTTTGATTTTTAACTCAAGAAAAGCAGATTTATTATTGTA